GGCCGAGCGTTACGAGTATTAATTTCAAGAGTCCTGTCAATCCACGCAAGACGCGAAGCGTAAATATTAACAGTATCAATCTCGGGAGCTCGAAGATAGTTAGCCCAAATCGGAAAAGCCTTTTCGCGTTGTTCTTTGTTAGGAATACCTTCATGAGCAGCAGGACTATAAGACTGAATAGTTTTATTCTGAAACTGCGCCGGCGCCGTGTCTGTAACAGGTTTAATAAGGGAACCAGGGCCAATGACTGAAAATGATACCGGATTGTCAAGCATATTGACAAACCCTGTCCCGGTTCCGCGTACAGCCAAAAGTTTGTCATAGTCTTTATCCCAATAGAAAACTACAAGAGCGTTAAAGAAGAGGCACATCTCGAGAAAACGTGCGTCGATAGATTCCGGAAGATTAACCCACTTAAACCTATTAACAGCAAGTTCTGTAAGATTGCGTTGCAGAAGTCGGTTTATATCTGCTTCCCTGCGAATAGCAGGATTATTATTAAATCGACCAGAACCACCAAACAAAGTGGAATTATAAATATCGTTGGCGGGCGTCCCACGCTTTGTCCTACTCATTATTAATATCCAATTCCAGGAAGAGGATCATTGTCGCCAATATCCAGGTTGCCAATATCACCAGGGTTAACCCAAACGGTAACACCCTTTTCAAGAATACCTCTAATAACCTGCTTATGACCCTCAGGCATGGGAGCGGCAGAAATATAAGTTTCCGTCATCTTCCAATAAGTAAACTTCTGCATAACCCTCAAGTTCTGGGGAGGGGTAATAAAAGTCTGAATTGAATAACCGTAACGAAGCCAGTATTCACCAACAGTTCTAATAGCTGACTTGTCAATCACTTTCCAACGCAATGAAATTGCAGAGTTTCCGTTAGAAATATTCATGGCATCACCGCCAAATTGACTTGAAACGTTTGGCTGAATCATTTGTGCATCTTGCACTTTAGCGGAAATACCGGCGATTGTATTTCCGTAATCACCCTTAGCAGCCCAGTCAGCAAGTTGCTTATTTGTATCGCGAACATAACCAGATTGTTCGTTCTGACGATTAGTTGTTCCAAGCATTGCAGCATTACGAGAATTTGTCATACCCTCATTATTTGCAGCCTGAATAGCGCTATTAACCAAACCTGTATAACCATTAACGGCAGCAGCGGCACCGCCAGTAATAGCGCCACGAGTATCAGCCATTGAACCGCCAATTGCACCAGAAATTGTTTGACCAACCATACCAACGGCAGATTGTCCAATCATATTCCAGTTTTGCTGATTCATCAGATCAGTGTTAAGACCAGTTGCAATCTTGTTAATATCTTCGGCGGCATTAATGGCATTGCCGGCTTGACCGTAATCTTTAAGAGCCATTCCAAGATTACGAGATTGCGACCAGTCAGCAGATTGACGCTGATAATTAAGTCCGTGAGCCTGAGAAGCGAGATAAAGAATTCCGCCGTTATTCACAAATGGAAGCGTGGGAAAGTTTGTAATTCCAACCTGAACGTCAAGAAATTCTCCTTGATCGTCACCATTTCCCTCAAGAGCATCGCCATGATCGGCGTTATACCATGTGGGAGAAAAGATAACTCGTTGTCCAGGAGGAAGCGGTTCTACCATTTCCATAATACTTGCATCATCGCTAGCCCAGCATTCAGGCTTAAGAACAACAGGAACACCTGTCCATGTTGTCATTTCAATTACCATGTAAGGATAAGTAAGAAACTTTCTCAGGTTGCGATAACGGTTACCAATAGTTGCGCCGAGAATCCAACTGCGCCAATCAGTACTCAAATCATAGCGAATGTGTCCATGATTATAATTCGATCCTGAAACGGCACCAAACATACCGTCAGGAGAGGCAGGTGGATTATAATTTCCATACCGACTAGGATGCGGAAGAATAGTAATAGATTGTATACCTTGTGTAATCCAAGGAAAATCCTGCATAGAACCACACCATGCGCGAAAATCTGCCGTGGAACTCCACATCCAAAGATCAACACCTGTAGGTAATCCGCCAAGCATTCCACCTGTAGCAGATTTCATAATGGGATTTTCAACAGTTCCATAATCCACATTAAACTTAACGCTTGTCATCACCATAATACAGTGACCCTGTGAAAGATCCTGCAAGTCAACAATTTCTCGAGTTTCCTTAGCGGCAACGCGATATTCACTACCGATATTAAATCCCTCAGGAACCGAGAGGTAGTCACGTCCGTAGTTGTTGAAATTATTGTAGTTTGCAATACCGATATGTCCGCGTTCTACAAAGCAGCGACCAACAGTAACGTCATAAATATACGTCTGCCAAACGTCAAGCTGCAATGTAAGTTCGGTTGTATTCGGCGCAATGTAAACGGTATTGAGAATGAAGTAATAGTAATTCTTCTGCGTATCTCCGCCAGGAAGAGGCTGAAGAGGATTACTAGCACGAAGATAATTGTACTTACTAGCGCGAGTGTGTGGGACATTAATACGGATAGGCTGATTAGGCTTTACGTATGACATTTGATTAATCTGTATACTCGCGGCACCTAGCGAGTTAAGATAAACGTTGAGATCATAATCGCTATCGAAACGTACAACATCGCGATAATCGTTATTCCAAGGAACGTTGATAAGGTCAACTTGTGTTCCAGGAATCCACAAAGAATAGTCGAAGTCCTGACCAAAATCATAGCCTGTGTTTGGCTGACCGGGAAGATTCTTTGCCATTATCCTTTTCCTAAAGTTTTAAGAAGCGGAGTGGTAATCCGGGTTATTAGATTACCACTCCGCTTTATATTGTCGAAGTAATACTACTTCTTATCTGCCGGCTTCCCCTTAGCATCAGCATCATCGGAAGTAGGAATTCCGTCAACAATTACCTGCGGGTTCGGCCACGGCTGAATAATGTCCCCGTTAATGGGAAGATTCTTCGAGGCGTTTACAACCGGCGTGAGATCGTCAATCGCCGTAGCAGTAATAATAATCTGCTGAGCGGTTTCGTCTGCACCAATGAAAAGACCGCCGCCGTTACTAATACGAGTAAAAGCAGAAGTAATATTAGTGCCAGTAATCTTGTACTTAACAGCAACGTTAACACCACCAGCGGGAGTAGTAACGCCAGTCGTCTCAACGTCATAAAGCTGACCCCTAAGAACTTCCGTAACGGCAACATTCTCGGGACTCGACTTAACAACGATTGCAGCAACAGATGTAACAGGAGTTGCGGTCACAGGAACAACCGTAGAGGGACGAGTAGAAGAGAACATAACAAGAGGCGCAAAACGAGAAGCAGAAATAACCTCCCAGTGATGCAGCCAGTAATTCGTAAAGAGAGCGGCAGGGTTCTGAATTGCCGTAGTCTCAATACGCTGATCGGCAACAACGAAGAACTTATTCGTTGTAAGAACTGCCTGAATTCCCTCAATACCGAAATGCTCAACTGGCATAACAGTCTTGCGGGAAGCGAATTCTGCCTTAGAGATATTAAATGCGGCTGCAAGAGCTTCAACATCCATAGCTGCATCAGCAGTTGCAGTTACAAAAAGCTCGAGTTCTTCAGGACGAGCTGCAACCGGCATTCCCGCAGGATTGTAAATGCGAGAAATAAACGGGAGAGTGTTTGCGTATTCGCGAAGACGACGCAAAAGGAAACGCGAATCGGCAGAATCAGAAGCCGCGTCGGAAACGTCAGGAACGTTTTCAATGTGATATCCGCCGGCAAGATCGAATTCCTTAAAGACATTCGCCATGAGAAGATATTCATCCCACTGGTCGGAAGTCTGAGGCATCGACATAAGATTCGTAATAAACTCTCCAAGACCATTGCTGGTAAGGAAAGCATTACGCAAAAGAGGCTCTTTAACCGTAAGCTTGTAACGGTCACGGCGATCTACAGTGTGATATGAAGCCTGAACCTCAGGCGTCATAGCACCATAAATTTCTTTTTCAAGCTCATCACGATCAGGATCGTAAGATGTAGCTTCGAGAAGACCCGCCATGATCTCTTCGATAGTCTCGCCATATTCAAGCGTTCCACGCTTAAACTTTGCAAGTGGGTTAGTCCAAATAGTGTTCTGGAAAATAACCAGACCAATACGGTTAACCAGCGCGTCGATAAACTGATTCATGAGCGGCTTGTAAGAGTACAGACTCTGAATAACAGACTGCACATTTGCCTGCGTAGCTTCAGGCACACGACGCTGATAATCATATCCAGCTTCGTTACGAACAGCATTAAGCCATTCTACGTTAGTAAGATCCTCACGAAGAGGACGAAGATCAATAACCATTTCTAGCTTCCTGTCTTGACGAAAAGATCGTCGATTGTAAGTGTGGACGGATCGACTTCATCTTCTGCGCCAGAAGATTCATCAGCAGGTGCGCCAGGAAGCTGCATAACTAGATCGAAATTCTTAGCTTTCCACGCGATAATATCCGCGTCAGCTTTTGTGATTTTACTATCCCTTTCGGCGATAGAATCGGTCAATTCCGTAATCTTTGCATCTCTTGTAGTGACGTCCTGCTCGTAAAGATTGTGCAAATCGTGCGCAATCTTAAGAGGGTCGAGTTCTGTCTGACCCTCAAGACCATCAATATAATCGCTAAAAGCTGACATTTCTTTCTTTCTCCCAAAATAATTAAGAGGCCGGCTACATCCTAAGATATAACCGGCCTCAGTATCGGGCGATTAAACGATTATCTAGTAGGTTGCAGCCCAATTCTACCAGAAATACCGATTCAACGGAAGCATTATTTCTGGAGCTAAATAATCCATCTAATAACCGCGATCCTAATTGCGATTGTATTACGCGTTAACTTCCTCGTTAACATCCTCAACCGCAAGCGAGTCAAGTTCTGACTCGTCAATTTCCTCGCCAATTCCAGCAGTTGCTTTCTTAGAACGGCGGCGAGCTTTCTGCATCTTCGTGAGAGTGAAAACGAGCTTCACCTTTCCCTC